GGGCCTGATACTCTGGATCTTCGTGGTTTTCCCTGTCGCGCTCCTTAAACCACATGTCGTGCTGCCAATTATTCGTGCCGCTCTCAGGCGGGTTTGTGTCCGCGAGCCACTGGTGCTGATCCCAGGGGAGGCCCAGCATACGCAGCTGATCTTCTGAGATATCGAAGACGATGCGGTCCTCGAACAGGTCAAGCTCGCAGAAGTAAATCATGGAGAACCGGCCACCCTTGATTTTCTCCACAATTTCAGGGCAATAATCCAGGGAGTGCAGCTGGACCTCAGCCACCCCGCCCCACCGGTTGGTGACTTGAAAATAGCTCATCCTGGTGTCGCCGGTGACCTTCGGACTCTCGACTATTTTCATTCCAATCCCAGCCGCAATCCACTCTGGAAGGGCGATTTGCGTCAAATCCAGCCAAACACCACCAGCCTTAGCGTTCTTGGTCGTCTTGGTGAACATCGCAACACGAGCCCCAGTGCCATCAGCACACCGCGTGTCGAAGCAATGGCGCAGGATTTTGTGAACCGCCGCGATGGTTTTGGAAGACTTCCGGGGGCCCGTCAAGAGCACGAACCGGCGACGCTCATTGAAGACCTCCATTTGCTTTTTGGACAAACGCGGTACCCAAGGGGTTGTGTTATTCACAAAAGGACTTGCTAGATGTGGTAGCAACGCATTAAGCTGAACATACATGAACGTTCTATTACTAGACAAGTCTCAACCCGAGATCGCTGAGGCATTGGCGGATTGCGAGGTTGGCGTGCCCAAAACCCTGACCGTAACCGTAACCCCCACGAGCGTTAGTGATACCGTTCTTGTGGCCCAGGTGGACGCCGTTGAATACTCGGCACCGGATGGGGCGGAATCAGAACCAGCACCGGCCCCTAAGGGCGAGGTTCCGTATAAGCCGCGCGCCAAGAAGGGCAGCGCCACCGCCGTTGAGGAATAATGGCCAGAAAGGGAAACCCCGGCGCATTAAGGTTGGTGCGCGACGAAGAAAGCAGCACCGGGCTGAGTGCTGCCATACTGCTGAGGAACATTAGGCCCGGAAGATTACGGGAATGCGGCGGGCAATTGATTGCCAAATCCGAGTTCGATTCAGCCGTGCGGATTAATGTGGGTGGCCACCGGGTAAGACCAAAGGTGGTAGTCATGATTTACGCCCAACTAAACGCAAAGCAACTCAAACAAACCCGAGACAAGCAGAGACTGGAGCGGGCCTTGGCCCGCGCCCCAATGCTACACTAACATGCCGGTATCAAGAGAAATTCTCAAAAAGGCCGGTGTGACCCCGGAAGACATTAAGCCGATGGCCGAGAAGTTCGATAAGCTTCCGGATGACGACAAGTTCAAGAAGTGGTTGCGGCGCGAATCCGGAAGGATCAGGGACGGGGTAGACCGGAACCTGAAGAATTGGCGACTTTGGTGGGCGCTGGACAAGGCTATGGACGCCCCGTTTCATCAGATTTCATACACCCTCCTGCGCGACATCGTCGAGAAGGATTACGACGATAAGCAAGTAGAGAGCCTGATCGAGGACTTCGGGGTCGCCCACCTGCTGACCGACACGGGCGGAGACTGTACTGGCAGCAACGGCAAGAAAACTCTCAACATCCCCGTCTTTTTTAACATCTTCGTCCCACTGTGTGCGGCCTACTTGAAGGTTCGCTGGGCCAAGCTGTTCAACGACCGGAACAACATTCCGCTCTACAAATACGAGCCCGCTTACAGCACAAAGGAGAACCGACTTCGATGCGACATTATTACCTCTCGGGTGTCGGTAATGTCCAGCCAGCTTGGCTACGTCAACGACGAGAAGGACAGCATTTTTCAATCACTGCATTACGGCATCTCAATCGCCTTCCCTCGCGAGTCTTGGTACACGCAGAAACAGAAGGGCTCCGACGGCAAGGTTAAGACGGTGCGGGAGGGACTGCGGTTCAACATGCCCCCACCGGAGCGCATGTATTATGACATGAGCGAACGCCTTTCCACGCTCAATTCCAATACCGGAGTTTCCTATATTGGCCACTGGCACATCGCCAAGGCGGGCGACATTCTGGATAATCCAGATATGTGGAACAGGGACAAGATCTCGTACGGGAACGAGTTCGATTTGATTTCGTCCAGCCCTAACTTCTTCGCCAACATCTACCCCTGCACCGAGAGGTTCCCGTCCGGGGCCGGTACACCAACTAACGCCGTAACCGGAACCGGGGTAGACCAAGCCAACGACCGAGAGAAGGAATACGCCAAGTACACTACGCAGGAAAAGGACATGGCCCTGCTCGTGACGGAGCACTTTACCACCGTAATTCCAAAGGATGTCGGCATTGGTGAGTACGAATACCCGGTGACCTTCCGGATGCTGTTCTCGAACTACGACACGCCAGTCTACATCGAGCCGATGTATTGCCAGCCCGGGGCCTACTATGGTTACGATTCAGAGGGAAACCGGGCCAAGAACCCATCCCTGACCTTGGAGATCATGCCGTTTCAGGATCAGGTGAGCAACATTCTCACGCAGTGGATCTTGGCTGTGAAAAAGAACCTGCGCGCTGGCACCACTTTCGTTGACACTGACGTGGTCAAACAGGAGTCCCTGCAAGAACTAAAGAACATGGGCGAGAAAGCCCTACGCGGCACCCCCTACATTGAGTTTTCAAGCCGAGACATGCGGGCCCAAATGGGCGACGTGCGGCAGGCGTTCCACTCCATTCCATTCCAGCCGATCCCCACCAATGAGATGCAGCAGCTTATTCGTGGCATCTTGGACATGTTGGAGAGGGCCCTCCAGTTTTCCGCTCAAGAGATCGGCCAAGCAGCCACCCACGAACAGAGCGCCACGGAGTCCAGTATCATCAATAACAACATCGGGAACCGGGTGCGCTTCACCGGCACCTACATTGACGACGGACAGTGGGCCAAGAAGCGCATGATTTATGACGCCCTAATGGCGTGCGGTGACGATGACATCTATGCCGAAGTCGGCATGGGCTACGCGGAGACCAAGGAGGAATTCGAGGCGCTCTGTAAGAAGCTTAAGATTGAGATCGTGGACTCTACCGAGGGCGGGAGATATCTGGTCAAGGCCAGCAAGGAGCACTTACTGGTAGATGCGTTTGTGGCCAATCGAGACGGGGACAATCGAATCAACAACCCAGCCCTTGCCACCGCTGCATCTCAAGTGCTCAACACGGTCGCCAGTAATCCGGTGCTATTTCAGGCGATTGGGCCGTCGCAGGTCGTGGAGTTGCTGAATCAGATCAGCTCACTCTTGGATTTGCCTAAGGATTTCCGGCTCAAGTTCGACGCTAAAGCCATGGAGCAGATGACCCCAGAGATAGTCAAGCAGATGCAGGAGGAGGTTAAGGGGGTCGTTGAGCAAATCGCCAGCCGAATTGAGCAGGGCGAAAAAGCGGTAGCTAAGGCCATCCAAGATGGCGACAAGCAGGTTGCCGAGGGAACTATGCAGGCCGTCGAGCAAGTAGCCACTCAGTCGGGCGAGGCCATTAAAGCCACCCAAGAAGCTGTAGTGCAGAGCGCAGAGCAGATTCAGCAGACCCAGGCCGCAGTTCAGCAGGTGGCCGAACAGGTCGCTATGCTCCAGCAGGCTTTAGCCCAAGTCGCCCAACAGCCGCCGCAACAAATCCCGGTTCCAATCCCAGTACCAGCGTAAGCAAGTGATTGTTTATCAACTAGAGCCCCTACCATTGCCGGATCAGTCAAGACTAAAGGGATGGTTTAAGACCAAAGACGCCCTTCTCTTGCGAGAGTGCGCCGTCGCGCACATGAATCACCTCTACTGCGATGCCGTAAACCAGCAGCAAAAGGCCGATTCCGAGTCCATGCCAGAGGATGTGAAGATGTACCAACACAGGGCCAAAATGAAATCCGATGAGGCCAAGAGGTGGCTCACCTTTATCAGTGTTTTGGATTCAATCGCCGCAGAAGAACACCAGTTCAGTAAACTAAAAATAACCACATAATATGCCCCAACCAAAACCAGCCGCAGCACCCACTCCAGCGCCCGCACCAACTCCGGCCCCAGCCGCAGTGACCCCGGGTAATAACGCTCCAGACATTACCGGTCTCCCAACCCTTGAGGACGTTCCGGACGTGCCCATTACCGGTACCATTGCGGAAATGCTTACACTCGGGAAGGGCCGCAAGAAGGCACCCGCCAAGCCAGAACCAGTGGAGGGTGAACCCGCGCCAGGCCCGACAGACACCGACGACGTGGACAAGAAGCTCAAGGGCTATCTTGATAGCCACTTTGGTCGACGCAAGAAGGCCCCGGCCAAAGCACCGGCCACTCCAGAACCAGTGGAGGGTCCGGATAATAAAGATCCAGAGCCCACTCCGGCCCCGGCCAAAGCACCGGCCAAAAAGGTTGCACCTGTTAAGGATAAGTCGGCGGAGATCGCCGAGAAGTTCGCAGAGCTTGAGCGCAAGCGATTAGAGCTGGAGCGCGAGCGGCTTGAGCTGGAAAAGGCCAAGCTCCAGCCAATCACCCCGCAGCCACGGCAGGAGCCTCAATTCAACCTGGAACTCCTGAGCGAGGATGAGCGATATGATTTGGAGGTGATGCAGAAAATGGCCCGCCTCAAGCCGGACAAATACAAGGACCTGCCCAAGCGATTTGCTGAGCTGGCTACCGCCACGGCAGAGTACAAGGCCAAGTGGGAAAGGGAGCACGAGGGGGAGACATTCGATCCAGAGGACTCCGCGCACGACGCATTCTTCGCCAAGAACCAAGTTCGATATGATAAGAAGGATTACAGGTCGGCAGAGGTTGCTCTGGCCACACCAGAGCAACCCAAGGA